TTGGTGGTGTCTACCGTGTGCTTTCGAGCGATGGCAAATTGCAGCAGGGCTTGAACCCATCGATGGTGGTGTTCGATGAGTTACACGTTCAGCACAATGATGATCTGTGGGATGCGCTAACGCTTGGTTCTGGCGCACGAATCGATCCAATCACCATTGCGATTACGACTGCAGGCTTTGACCTGCAATCGCTTGCTGGACGTTTGTACCAGTATGGAAAGAGCGTGGTGGCAGGGGAAATCCCTGATGATGCGTTTGGTTTCTATTGGTGGGAAGCGAAATCAGATTGCGCCATTGATGATCAAACTGAATGGAAGCGTGCGAATCCCAACCTGGCGCTAGGTCTGATCGACAGAGAAGACATGGAAGTTTCATCACGGCAGACAAGCGAGATGGCTTTTAGACGGTATCGACTGAATCAATGGGTGCGTAGTCAAGAATCTTGGTTGCCTATTGGCGCATGGGAACAATGCACAGGTGCGCTCGAGATCAACACGGAAGATGATTGTTTTGTGGGGATCGACATGGCGCTAAAGCACGACAGCATTGCCATCGTGGTTGCCCAACTCAAAGAGGATGGAACGATTCATACAGATGCAAAGATTTGGCATCCCGACATGGAAGCCATTGATATTGCTGATGTCGAAGCGCATTTGCGTTACCTGCACAACACATATCAGGTAAAAGAATTTGCTTATGATCCAGCGTTTTTCCAGCGCAGCGCTGAAGCCCTGATGGACGATGGACTACCAATGCTGGAATTCCCACAGTCGTCACAGCGCATGATTCCTGCCTGTGGCAACGCATACGACCAGATCGTTTCTGGCAAGGTCGTTCACAATGGTTCCCCCACCTATGGAGATCAGGTGCTTTCAGCAGCGCAACGCATGACAGATAACGGATGGCGACTGAGCAAAGGCAAAAGCAAACGCAAGATCGACGCTGCAATTGCTTTGTGCATGGCGCTAGACAGAGCCACCAGACGACCCACTAGCACGGTATCGCCTAGCATCGAGTCAGTATGGTGATTGCATGAAGCAGCGAATCACTTTTATCACGGAAGTTATTGGTGCAGGTGTGTTCTGTATTGGCATTGGCATGATCAGCGTTGCAGCAGCCTTGATCGCTGCAGGTGTGCTGATTGTCGTGGCTTGCGAGGCTAACTGATGGCAATTATTCGATCAGAGAAACGAGCGCTGCCCACCAGCATCGATCCCAACCAGATAACTGCCAGACCTATCTTCGGCAACTACTCAGGTGAAGTGGTATCTGAATCCACGATTTTCACCAGTAGCGCTGCAGCATCAGCGATCACCCTGCTTGCTGACAGCGTTGCCACAATGACATTGCATCTGCAGCAGGATCGTGGTGGACGATGGCAGAACCTGTCCACACCAATCGTTTTCAAACGACCCAATGACGATCAATTGATGTTTGATTTCGTGCAGCAGACAGTTGCCACGCTCGCCATCTATGGGGTGGCGTATTGGTGGTCACCCATGCGTGGTGCGTATCCACTCGAACTGCGCAACATCCATCCCAATAAGGTGCATGAAAGCATCGAAGACGATGGAACGACTACCTACAAAATCGGCAAACAGACCTACGACAACACAGTTATCAAGAAACTGACTTGGTTGCGTTTGCCCAATCAGGTGAACGGCATTGCGCCAATGGACGCATTGCGCAACATCATCGGAACTGACATCGCCATAAATCGTTTCCTGTCTGCCTGGTATGGGGATGGTGGCACACCTGGAAGCGTGATCGAAACTGACAGCCAACTGACTGCAGAGCAGGCACAGATTCTGCGTGATACTTGGGTGGATACCCATTACAAGCGTCGTCGTCCAGCAGTTCTCACAGGTGGACTCAAGTGGAAGCCCATCACAGCGAGCGCAGCCGACATGGACACGATGGCGCACAGGGAACAGATCGTGCGTGAAATCGCACGCTTCTACCGCATCCCCATGCACCTGATCCTTGGCACAGGTGGCGACACGCAGACTTACCAAAATGTTGAGTCAGCAGGCATCATCTTCGTGCGCCACACGCTGCTTCCCTGGATGCGCAGACTCGAAGACGCATTCAGCGATCTAGTGCCTGCGAACCAGCGTCTGCATTTCAACGCAGACGAATTCATGCGTGCAGACCTGTCCACCAGAGTCAAAGCATCACAGATCCAGATTGCTAGTGGGATGCTCACACCCAACGAAGCACGACACATCGAGAATCGTGAACCTTACGAGGGTGGCGACAGGTTCGTGATGAACCTTCCTGGCGCACCGATGGCCGGAACACCAGACCTGCCATTTTTGGGTGAAGATCAGGAGAAACCAACGTGAGATCACATACTTGCACAGTCACAAGCACGGCATCACTCTTGATTCCACCTGACAACAAGAATCGCCAATGCTACATCCACAATCCTAGTGGTGGCGAAATCTACGTTGGTGATTCGACTGTAACGACTGGAAACGGTTTTCACATTCCAAACAATACAAGTTTGGCAGTCTTCATCCCTGCGAATGAAAGCCTGTATGCAGTCACATCACAAACATCAAACGTCTTCACATTGACACCTGACATCGATTGATATGCCTTACGGAATCAGCGAAGACCAGCCTGACTGCTCTGGATGGGCCACAGTCAAACAGAATGCTGATGGAAGCATTGAAACTGTTGCTTGTCATGACACAAAGCAGGAAGCGATAGATCAGGCAGTCGCTATCTCTATCAGTGAAGACAGTGAGATGGTTGGCGAAGTGCGTGCAGTCAATCTCACACCACCCAAGTTCATGCGTGACGCAGCCAGGAAAGGTTTGGAACTTCACGCTGAAGGGTATTCAGGTGATGGATTGCGTCCACAGACTGTTGAAGACGCACGCAAGATGGCTGCAGGCTCTGTGTCTGAAGCCAAGTGGCGCAAGATCGGCCCTTGGATAGCACGGCATCTGATTGACTTAGATGCAATCGATGAAAACACGATCACAGCAGGCTATGTGGCGCATCTCTTGTGGGGAAGTGATGGCACAAAGACTGGTGCAAGGAGAACGATGGAACACGCAAACAGCGTCGTGGAACAACTCGATGAGCAACGACAGATGGTCGTGGTCGATGGCGAGATTGTCGAAGATGGCATGAGTGAAGACGAAATGCCTGGTCAGAGCCTGCCGGCAGATTCTGAAGATGAATATGACCATGCTGATCATTTGCACGTTGAAGTCGAAGCGCAGGTGTGCATTCCTAAGTCATGGGTGATCGCAGAAAAGAACAATCGCAGCATTGCGTATACGAATCTTGAGATGCGTGCTGCGCCGGAAGGCAACAGGCTTGTGGGATACGCAGCCGTTTTTGATTCGCCTAGCGAACCGCTGCCTTGGACGGAATTTGTCAAGCGTGGCGCATTCCGCAAGACGATCAAGGATGGCGCTGATGTGCGCTTGCTGATCGACCACGAAGGCGTGCCGTTGGCACGCAGCAAGTCAGGCACACTCACTCTTGAAGAGGATGATTTTGGTTTGCGCATTGAAGCGCAGTTGGATGAAACGAACCCTGATGCAGCAAAGATCATGTCTGCTCTGCGTCGTGGCGATATCAGCCAAATGAGTTTTGCGTTTGAGACTGTGAAGGATTCATGGTCACAGGACAAGCGAACTCGAGAATTGCGAGAAGTGAAACTGTTTGATGTCAGCGTGGTGACGTACCCTGCCTATGAGCAGACGGTTGCCGAATTGCGTTCCAGAAATAATACGGAGACTGTTACAGTCCCAAACAACACATCTTTGAATCTTCGGAAACGACAGATTCAGTTGATGCAAATGCGAGCCGATCACAAAGCCGACTGAATGTCACTTGTGCTGATCACTCAGCCACAATCAATCACTCACAAACGAAGGAAAATGCAAAATGTCCATGTCTGAGAATCTGATTGAGAAGCGTTCTGCGCTTCTCGCTGAAGCACAGGAATTGGTTTCGCTCGCAGAGGCTGAAGGTCGTGACCTGACTGCCGATGAAGACGAAAAGGTTGCTGCGTCGCTGCGCAGCGCTGCCGATCTTGATGCCACCATCAAGATGCACCAGGATCTCGAGGCCCGCAGTCGCGAGGCTGCCGAACTTCGCAAGAACACCGCTGTGGTCGAAGTGAAGAGCGAAGCCCGCACCTACGAGAAGCATTCGACCAATAACTTCCTGGCTGATGCCTTCGCTGCGCAGTTCAATGGAGATTTCGAGGCGAAAGATCGTCTTGCTCGCCACATGAATGAAGAGCGCATCGAACGTCGTGATGTCACCAGCGCCAACTTCGCTGGTCTGGTCGTTCCGCAGTACCTGACTGATCTGGCTGCACCCTACGCTCGTGCAGGTCGTCCAGTCGCTGACGCTGCACGCAAGCATCCGCTTCCGGCATCTGGTCTGACCATTTCGATCAGCAAGATCACCACAGGTTCTTCGACTGCTGCACAGACTGAAGGTGCTGCCGTTTCGGAAACCAACATGGATGACACCAAGTTGGACATTTCGGTGGGAACCATTGCAGGTCAGCAGACTGTTTCACGGCAGGCTCTTGAGCGTGGAACTGGTGTCGATGCCATCGTGATGAACGATCTGATTGCTTCGTACCACACGACGCTTGATGCTGCTGTGGTCGCTGAACTGCTCGCTTCCGCTGGACAGTCAGTCACCTACACGGATGCTTCGCCTAGCGTCGCTGAGTTGTATCCCAAGTTGATGGATGCCATCCAGAAGGTGCAGACCACGTTCTTCGCAGGCCCAAACGTCATCGTGATGCACCCACGTCGTCTTGCCTTCATCATGGCTGCGCTTGACACCACCAACCGTCCGTTGGTTGTGCCTGCGCCACGCAGCCAGAATGGTGTTGCTGCTGGCTCTGGTGCTGTTTACGGCAACAGCGGATACGAGATCGCTGGTCTTCCGATCATCACGGATGCGAATGTGTCTGTGGCTCAGGGTGCTGGAACCAACGAAGACACGATTTACGTTGGAAACCTGCAGGAACTTCACCTGTGGGAAG